CGCATGACCCCGGTTTCCGCGTTGGTGACCATTGCCATCTGTGGGCCGCGTAACATTTCCTTGGGCGTGACCGAATAGTCAAAACGACAGGCCACATAGAACACCGAAGGATCGAGCCGACGTGCCATCCCGGTCGTCGCGGGTGGCTGCTTTTCCAGCATGAGCCAAGGGCACTCATCCGGCTCGTACCACATGGCCAGCCCTTCGCTCGGGCTGACGCCGGTGTCATCGGGCCCGCCAAAGGTCGAGCATGTGCCACGCGCCGCAAACAGAACACCGCTCGGCGGCTCGGGTTCCGGTCCTGGGATCGGGCTGCTGTCATCACCGGCGACGGCGCTCGCAATCGCAGAACAAATTTCGACAAAGCGCGAACGCACAATATTGCAGTCGCTTGGATTATCGCAGAACGAAATCTCCAAAAGAGCACTTACCTCCCGAGTTGAGTTTAAGAATTTTAGGTCTGATCGGTACTTGGCCCCACGATTTGTCAGCCCAGAAGCGGTACAGACCGCATCCACTATGTCCCATGCAAGTTGCTCACCCGCATCCGAAACAAACAGCACCTCACAACCGTGCGCGTTACCATCGTAGCAATTTAGGTGGACCGACAGATCGTAATCATGGTCGCCCTGCGCGTTGTGCCAATTTACGATCGTGGACAAATTGGTGCTCTGATCCCGGCTCGTATTGTCGTGGAATACTTCCGTGTCGACACCTAACATCCGCAGTCGTGCGGCTGTCTCGTCTGTGATCTTTCTCGCTTCATCGACTTCGTCCATGCATGGCGGAATAGGTGAACCGGATGCACCGCGGATATACTTGCCGTGCCCGGACGATATACAGACTTTCACGGCGCAAAGCCTCCGACCAGCCGTACCCGCAGCTCGCTACCAGCCGCGGCCGCAGGCACATCCAGCGCCACCGCAAACTCGCGCAGGTCAATCTGCGGCACCGGCCGCGCCCTCGTGCCCGAGCGGAATTTGACCCAACCCGTTGTCAACCTCATGCCGATCACACCCGTGCCAGCAATCACCACGTAGGACAGTTCATTGCCGGCAGGGTCAAAAACGTCGTTGAACATAATGCCGTCGCTGCTGGTCTGGAATGTTAATGCAGCGGGTCCGCCAGTGGGCGCGTCAATTGTCCATGCTCCGGGTTGAGTTATCTTTATAATTGGTCCGGCGCTGCAATCGACCGGATCACTGAGCGACTGTCCGGCTTGGATGAATACCGGAAGAATAACTAAAGGCATCTATTTTCTCCACTGTTTGTTGTGTTAGAATGCGCAACGGGGCGAGTGCTTGCGGCACCGCCCCGTCACTTGACACAAACCATGGTGAGATGGTCCGATGTCCAATCTTATTGATACCACAACTCACGGCATGTTCGGCACGCCGGTATATTGGTCATGGGGCGCCATGATCCAGCGTTGCACCAATCCAAAAAATCCAGCTTTTCCAGAATATGGCGGTCGCGGCATCAAAGTCTGCGAGCGGTGGCGTAAATTCGAAAACTTCTATGCCGATATGGGCCCACGTCCGCTTGGCCTCACCTTGGATCGCATCAACAACGAGGGCGACTACACGCCAGAAAATTGCCGGTGGTCAACATGGATTGAGCAAGCCAACAACCGCCGCTCCAAACGTACCAATCCCTGGGTTACCGCGCCGGACGCTATGCACGCCGGAACCTACAAGGCTTGGATCACCCGGCGGGCAAAATACGGATCGACAGGGCGGCGGTAGTCATTTCTCCGGTACCGGTGGACAGGTGGGCGGGCTCCAATCGAGCGCAAACTTGCGCGCCCGGGAATGGGCGTTGATGGCGTTGACGATGCCAACACGGGCGCGCTTGGGCTGCTCGGTGTTGGGGTCTTTTTGCCAGACCGTGTAGAGGTGCTGCGTCGCTTCCTCGAGCCCCTTGTCGATGCCGTGCAACGCGATATCGCGCACGCGCTCGCGCTCGGTGGGGTCCATGCAATCAAACGGGATGTTGCCTTCGGCCTCGCGCTCGAACAGGGCGAGCAGCAACAAGGTGGCGGCGATAGTGAAGATCATCACAAAGAGGCCAAGAAACCTCTGCTGATCCATCTAGTGTCGCCAGAACGGAAGCCGTGGGCTTCCACCCGTCGCCAATACTGTGATCAACGCAATCAGCGCCAGCAGCAGCACAATGACCCAGATGCCCTGCTTGATCTTATCGGGAATGGGGGTCACGAATTGCTCGATGACCCAGATTGCGAGCCAGATGATACCCGCCAGGATAATCAGCCCGATCAGGAACCAAAGCACCGAAATTGCAATATCAATCATGGTCGCCTCCCTTGCCGTCGCATTCGCGCGGCAGCGGCGTCGAAGCCGCCGAGTTCATCCCGGCGGTCCTCGATATTCGTGCTCATGGGGCCGTTGGCCAGAAAGGCATCAACACCGGCCGGATTGACCCAACGGAAATCGGGATAGCCCTGCGGACCGTTGATGCTGGCCATCAGGTTGTCCATCTGCTCGCCCTGGCGGAACGGTAGTTGCGGGCCAGCGAATTGCGGCCGAGCGGCGGCATCCGATCCGCGCTGTGGCGCCATCAATTGCAAAAGGCTCGTTTGGGGCGGCAGCGATGGCCGCCCTACCGTTCCACCAGCGCTATAGCCGGGCTGTGCCAGTGTGGCCGGTGCCTCTGCCCGCATGGCCGGCGAGATACCCGCCGCCCTATTCTTCAGAATGCGGTCGTATGCAACGCGCGCGCCCATTCCCACCGGCATCGCGGCGAGCGCGGCAGGGTGTGCAAACCCGGCCATCCCGCTCAACATCGGGCCGAGTGCCCTTGAGGTGGGGTCGAAGGCCGCGAAGGGGCGCAGCATGTTCACCGCCATGCCCGGCCTCGCGGCGCGCTCGATAGCCGCCCGAACCTCTGGGGACATGCGTTCGGCCCCCTTCTTTTCCAACAGGGGCTCGACGGTCTTCTTGATCCGGTTGCCTGCTAGGGTTTGATCCCGCTGCTTGTCGATCGCCTTTTGTATTTTGCTTTCAATATCGGCCGACTTCTTGGCAATGGCGTAGTTGATGTCGGCTTCCCGCAGCGCCTTGGACGTGCCGGGCGAGAAGTGGTCCAACACAGGATCAAGTTTCTTGAGTGCCATGCCGGCCGCAGCAACATCCGGCCCGCTTTCTTCCCGTATGATCCGGGTCAACTCTCGGCGGCTGTCGATCAGGTCGCCAAGGTCTTTGGCCTTTGCCATGCTGTCGATTTCGGCGTGAACCAGCGGCGCCGATTTGGCGCGCGGGCCGCCTTCATCGGCAAACCGCCTCACCTCGTTGACAACATCGCGCGTTGTCGGCCCCACTTGCTGCGCGATCGGCAGCCGCTCTCCCGTCAGCGGCGCCATATAATCGCGCTTCACTGCCTGCGGCGGGGCGGCAATCGGCGTTGCCCGCGAAGCCTCAGTGACATCCTGATAGGTCTTGGTAGCCGCTTCTTCGATCTTGGCCGCCGACAATGGCGCGGCGGTCGCAGATCGGCGGGCGACTGACGGGATATTTCCCACCGATGTCACCGTTGCCAGATCGGCGGCGCGCCCGATGCCTTCCTCGGACAGCGGATCAACCCGCCCGGCATAGACATCGCCCGGCAGCGTCGCCCCGCTCTTGGCGGTACCGTACAGACCCTTCAGAAAGCCGATCATGGACGGCTTGCCGAGGCCGGGAATGCTGATTTGGCCCGACACCTCTGCCGGTTTTTCCGGCGCATGATAAGCCCGCAGCAAGTCCTGCGTGGATATCGAAGACATATCGCCAGCGGGCGGCGCAGCGGCGGGCGTATCAGGGCTGTTATAGGCCCGCAGCAAGTCTTCTGTGGAGACCTCAGGTAGAGTTGGCACTGAGCACCCCCCGCCGGATCAACTCTTGCTGCATTTCCTTTTTGGACATCCCCTCTAGGCCGGTTTTAGCCGGCGCCGGTTTTGCCCCCTCCGCGGCCCCCGGCGTCGCGTAGCCTCGCTGGAACGCCGTTGTGATGATCTCCCGCGCATTCTTCAGCATCGCTTGCGCCGCTTCCGGGCTTCTGGCCGCAGCGATGTTGCCAAAAATCTGATTGATCTGGGCGCGCTCGGCCTCGGTTACTTGGCCTTGCCCGCTCAGATACGCCCGTTGCAATTCACTGTTGATCCCCTGGGCATCCGATTTGACGATATCCAGATGTGTCTTGGCCTTTTCACTTGCACCAAGCGGATTGTATTCATAGATCGCCCGGGCTGGGTTCCAGACTGGTTGGCCGCTGGCATATTCCCTCGTCGGTCCTGCGGCCTCCTTGAACAGCGGGTCTTTTACTTTTTCTTCTAGACTGTCGATCAATTTGAAAATTCGGCTTCCGGCCTCTCCCCGTTCTTCCGTTTTTGCTGTCTGCTCGCCCTTTTCTTTGCTGTAAGATTTGATTGCCTCTCTACGATTGAGCGGCAACGCAGCCCCAGGTGCGGCTTGCACCGTCGTGGCGGACGGCGGAATTGCCCCCTCGTCGGTCGTGCTTGTATCCGCGCTTGCCTGACCCGGCACGGCGCCGGTCTGCGGCAAGGCAGACGAAAGGTTCTGTGCACCCTCAAGCGTAAGCTCGCGATATGACCCATTCGGGTTGATCAAATATGGTTTGCCGGGGATCGTATCGCCCTTCTCGTCCGTTCTGTCGGCGGTCCAGTGTACGGACGGCTTAACCTCCTGGCTTGCTTTGAATTGCCGCTCGCGCAGGCCGTAGTCGCGCGCGTCGCGCTGCGCTGCTAGAGCATCTTGCAGTGCTTGCCGCGCGTCCTGTGCCTTTAGGTGTTTCAGTTTCGCTGCATCTGACGCCTGCCGGGTATCGAGGGCAGCGCCGCGCTGATAGCCCTGCAGCGCGTTGCTCATCTGGCTCTCGCCCTGCCATGCGGGCGACGCCAGCCCGAGCCCAAACCCGATCAGGCCCTGACGTTGGCCGGCAATCGCCTTGTCAAAGGTTGTCGGCTCGCCGGCGGCGTCGGTCGGCTGAAACATGTCCATGAGGGATTGCGGCATGCTCTTTTGCCTCTGCTGTGGTGGCCCTGATGCAACGGCGGTGGGGCCCTCGGCTGGACTATCAACGGCACCACCCGGGGGGGCTTGCCCGGTCCAGGGATCGAATTCCATGTCCATGCCAGAAGGCCGTTGTGGCATGGACACGGGCGTAACCGTTCGCCGCCCGCCGTCGGCTTGCACCGCTGCCGAGGCCGCCTGCGGGCCCCAACCGCGATAATCGCCGGCTGCAACATCGAGCTTGTCGGGGCGCCCTTTGAACGCCGAGCCAGTGTCGTGAACCACTCCCGTCACATCGGGCAGCGTGTAGGATTTCTGGTCGATCGGGCTGGTGTAGGTCAGCGGACCCATGTTGACGGCTTGGCCGTAGCGGGAGGGATCGCCTGCCAACGTCACGAAAGGAGAATATCCCAGCCGATAATTATCGAGCGTGGCCGGAACGCTCTTGCCGGTTATCGGATTTGGCCGCGATGTTTCAAAGCCGCCTTCCATGCGGTCGCCGGGGCCGGGAGCATAGTAGGTCACTCGGCTGTTGAACGACCCGAATGGCGGATCTGGTGGCCGGGGTTGCGGCCGGAAATAATCCAACAGACTAGGCATGGATCACCTTACAGCAGTCCCATCAACCCGCCGCCGACGCCGCCAATGGCCGCCCCGGGCGCCCCGAAGATCGAGCCGGCGCTAGCACCGGCCAGACCACCGCCAAGCACCTTCTGCAGAGTGGAAGCCTGCGCCGGCGTCGTGGTGGTCGTCTTGGTGCCGCCCAGCGCGCCCGAGCCGCTGAGAATTCCGGCATAGCGTTGCAGGTTTTCCCACTGCTTGCTTTGCTCTTGGTTCCACTTCGCGACTTGGTTGGCGAGGTCTTGATTGCTGCGGGTCTGGTAAAAATTACCGTAGTTTTGCATCTGCTCAGCCGGCGCATATTGCGCCTCGTCCAATTTTGGCATGAGCTGCGCCCACTTGCCGGCACTGTCGCTCGCATTTTGGTAAATGTTGCCAATGCCCCCGGCAACGCCTTGCTGTGCGTTCAGCGCTTGTGCCTGGCCCCCTAGCGCGCCCTGCATTCCTTGTAGTGCATTCAATTTGGTTTGCTGGCGCTGGGTGTAATCAGCCGCCAACACCGGATCGGCCGCTTCTGCGAGTGAACGCGCGAGGATGTCTGTGTGCGCGCCGGAGCCATAGCGCCCGGCCCCCGACACCGACGAATTGACCCGATCGCCAATGCGCCGGTTGCTGGTGTCCAGCATCGCCTGCAGGTAGGGATTCTGCTGGCCCGATGCTTCCTGATACATGGAGGCCAGTGAATTATAGGGCTGGGCATAACCGGCAGCAGTGTTGCCCATCTGGCCGTAAACATTCTGCATCATGTTGGCGGTATTCGCCATGTCAGGCGTCAGGCCGCCCAGTTGCTCCATGCTGGTTCCATACGAGCGCGCGGCATTGACGCCCTCGGTGCCCCACGGCGACTGCGAGGCGATCTGGTACGATTGGTTGAGCCCCTGCGCTAGAGTGGGGTCCAACGGCGCCTGCAGATCGCCCGGGTATGGATTATAGCCCTGCACCTCGCCGGTGAGGTCACCGGCGCGGGTGTACAAATCTGTCAGATGCGACTGTGCGCCCGACCAAGGATCGCTGCTTTGCGATTGCGTGACCGGAGTCTGTCCTGAGCTACTCATGGAGCGATTTCTCCAGTTGTATGTGCGTGACCTTGTAGCCTGCGGCTTTGAGAATTTTGACCCAGCCCGGCCGGCACAGAGGCCGGCATTCCACCGCGCCGGCCTGCCGCAGCAATTGCTCGAACTCGGGCAGCAGATCGATCCAGGCCCTGTGATTGTGTCCGGTCATCCAGAGCCATTCGGCGATCATGTCGGGGCCGCGCATGTGAAACCGCACACCGATCAATGCCACCGGCTTGTTGGTGGCATCATCCCAGACCAAGGTCAGCCACACCTCGCGAGCCATGACCTTGCGGTACAGTTCCTGTACGCTTTCCTTGGAGCGCCGTGCAATCGACGGCAGAAACGGCAACCACAGCGGCGCGGTTTTTTGCAATGTGGCGTGCGGCACCGGACGCAGACGCAATCACAGGCCCTTCTGTTGCACGAAGTCGCCGAGCGTTAGCGGCGGCGCGCCTTCGATCGAGCGCAGGCGGTTTTCGTGATCGTACAGCACCTGGGTTTGCGGTGCCGGCGTTGTATCCGCAGGCGGCGGCACATATGGATCGGGCGTGTTGCCGTCCGTCAGCCACTTGTCATACGCCATGCGATCGCCATTGGTCGGATCATTGGGAATGTAGGCTTGATCCTCGGTGCGGATCACGATGTCGGTCGAGGTGAGTTGATAGTCGGCCATCACGGCAACCTCGCATCACAGGTGAATGTCGCGTCCAGAATATACGTTCCGGTTGCTGTTACGCTGCCAATACACTGCACCTCGGTCGCGTTTGCGGCCGTCGAAAGAAACGTGGCATTGGAAAACGCATTAGCGACCAAGGTCGAGGTTGGCGCGCTGCGTTTCTCGACCGGGAACCGCACCGCCATTCCCATCACTCCAGTTCCAGACGTTGAATACGAAACATTGTAAATCCGCACCTTCTCCCAATATCGCTTGCAGGTCTGTAATTCCTGATCGAACGGCCGCGTGATCAGCGATGACTGTGCCGCCGATGGCGCACCAGTGCCGGGCAACAAGACAACGCCGGTGATCACCATCAGGTCGGTCGTGTTCTTCACTAGGTTGTTGGTGCCGGTCGCGCCCAGGAAATTGCCCGCGGTCCATACGTTGGGCGCGGTGAGATAGGTGGTGCCCGACATGGCAGTGAAGGTGATGGACATCCCGGCTGTGTTGTCGGTTACCCACGTTCCCGTGGTATCGCCGGCAATGGTCACGGTCTTGTATTCCCAGGTGCTGACGGCATTGACCACATAGGTAAACGCGTAACTGCGATTGGCCGTTATGCCGTTTCGTACAGTGCCGGAAAATGTTCCGGTTATGGTGCTGAACACCCAGAACCCGAGCGTGATCGGCGAGGCTTGCGCCAGCCCCCACCACAACCGCGAAATCCGATAGCCCTCGATGTGCTGAATGTAGGCGCAGTAATCGGTTGCGGCCGGTGCGGCATTGGCAACGGTGGCGCGTATTTGCAGAGCCCGGTTAAAACCGATCGGCGCGACAACGATCTGTTCCGCCCGCACCGTTGGCGTGGTGCCGCCGCAGGCAACCTTCCAGCCGTCCACGATATAGAACTGGTTATTGGTGACCAGAATAGGCGCTACTCCGTTCTCCTGGCTCACCTCCATCGCACCGTTGATTTGCATGCCGTTGTACGCCATGGCGTCGAGCGCGGGCGCCACGGTGGCACTCTGCATCAGTATCCAGTTGGTGCCGTTGTAGAGCAAATCGGCATAGCGGCCGGCGACAAGTGCGTTGGCGTCAAGATTGTTGCCGGCCTGATCTTTGATAGTAACGGCGCCGATGCCGTCCATGTTGAGCGTGGTGGAGCCGGAATTGGTAAAGCCGATCTTGAGCAGCGCGCGCAGCCCGGTCGGAACTACGCCATAGCCGACCGGAGAAGTAAACGTCTGCGCGTTGGCTGAGCCGCCGGTGGTGATCGATCCGTTGTTGAGGTTGCGATGTTTGGCGTGCGCCGCCATCATCCCGCGCGCGGAGTTGTTCACGCTCGCGCGTGCCTGGTTTTCAGCCCAGCCAATCCCGGCGTCGATGCTGGCGTTGGTGCCCGCCGTCGTGCTCCAACATTGGATGTCTTCGGTAGTGGGCATTAGGCGGCCTCATATGTTCCAGAAATAACAAGTGCAGCACCATCAAAGCCTGGGTATTCGCCGGCCGAGTTTTTGATCCGAACGACAGTCGGTGTGCCGGACAGGATCACCGCCGACGCCACCTCGGTGTAGGTCTCGTGGTAGCCGTTGAGCACCTGGCTTGCGGCAAATGCTGTCACCGGCAGAGTTGCGGTGATGTGAGTGTCTGCCGTGCCGTTGGTCGTGATGGTGATACGAGTGCTGAAGCTCACGTTCTTGCCGGATCGGATGTAGCGCCCAGTAGCGGCCGCTGAAGTGAGCGTGCCTGATCCGGCCGCCAAGGTTGGCGTAAAGGCCGTCCATGCTACCGGGACCGTTTGATAGCCGCTCAGATCGATCGAGATCACGCCGCCGCCGCTGATCGATAGCGGCGGTGTGGCTGACGTTACCGTACCGCCGCCACCGGAACTGATGATGCCGAGCGCGTTGCGCGCGGTGTAGGGGTCACGGGCAGCGTCAAACGCAATGCGGAATGGCGCCGGCTGCCATATGTTCATGCCACGGTGCCGTCCTGCTGCGCCTCGATTTGCACACCCTGCGCATGTGTCCACACCGTGCCGGCCGGAATGAAACGGCGGAAGCGATGCAGCCGGGCCGACGAATACAGCGCCGCCGAGCCGGTGATTTCGATCATGACCGGCACGCCCCAGGTCCAGGCATCTTGCAGTCGTTCCCGGGTGCCGGCGGCGAGTGTGCCGGTGGAGTCATCGCGGGCATCATCGAGTGGGTAAGCATCGCTGACGAATGCCCGCATACCGGGCGCCAGATGCACCTCGGCGGTTTCCATGGTTGCCGGCAGGTTGGGGCCGTTCAACGTGGAGAGATAGCCATCCGGGTTGATGGCGCCGATTGCCGGTCGATCACCGACATAGGCCGGGTTGTCCAGTGATGACGCGGCGCTGTCGAGGTCGGCATCACCCGGCTCGGTGCCATCGGTGTCGAGGTCAAGGTTGACCGACGCCATTAGCCCCCATATCCAGGCGAAGATTGATGCCCGCGCCCAGCGCGTGATCGACCAGTCGAAGATCAGTTGCTTGTTGTACATCGCACTGGCCGAACTGTCGTGATAGACCCACACGACGCGCGGCTTGTTCACACTGGCAATGCAATGCATGACGCCGCGGCGGGTCGCGTCGGAATTCGCCAGCCACCACTCATTGACCTTGTCCTGGCCGATCGGCGTGACTTGCTGACCGCTCAATGCATAGTAGCCGTCTTCGCTAACGAAATAGAGAACATTGCCGATGCTGTCGAAGCCATATTTCGACACGCAGCCACGATCATCCAGCACCCGCGAGAAGCTGAAAATCAGCGTGGTATCGCCGGGCAGAAACTGCAGCGTGCGAACGGTGCGATCCTGCAGCACGTAGCCGATCTCACCGCCGGCAATGCCCTGCACAGGTCCTCCGTCTGGGAATTCCTGCATGTCGCAGAGGTTAGTACCTACGGTCCATCCAGTCGGGTCGTTAATGGAGCTCCAAATTATGATACGCTTGTTGTACAGACCAGCGGTTGCCAGCCCGGACAAGAACAGAAAGTCGCCGATCTGCTTGACGTTGGTGGCGCGCGGCGGTGAACCGGGTAGCGCAGTGAAATTGGCGCCGCTCTCTATCTCAATCCACTGCGGATCGTCGCCGGTCTGAACTGCCACAAGGTGCTGGCCGGTCTGCTCGAACATCCACAGGTCGCCTGGCGCCACGTTATAGTTGCCGCCGACCGTGCGGCTGACATCTACCCATCCGGCAAGGGTCCATGTGTAAAGCCTGGTGTGCGTGCCGGCGTAGACTTTCCAGGTGCCATCCAGCTTGCGGGCGGTGTAGAGCCCGCACGCATTGGACGGCAACGCTGTCCCGAACGGCAGCAGCGATGGAAACGGCAGATAGGAATTGGCGCCGGCAAAGACGTTCTCCACCTCACTCGCGAACTTGGTGTCGAGTTCCGCGATGTCCGGCCGCCATTCGCCGAATTCCACCGGAAGCTTTTGCGCTGGCATCAGTGCTGCTCCCGCGCAACCTTGATGGCGCGCTGTAGATCGGCGTAGGCGCGCAGGCCGTCCGCATCGGCGGCGATGATACGCCCGCCGAGCTTGCGCAGCATGAATGTGCCGGACCGCTCGCCCAGGATATAACGCAGCATCTGCGGGGTGTGGTAGATGACC